CCTGGCAGCCTCCTCCGGGTCTTGTTTTGCCATTTGGGCAGTACCGGCAATGGCGGCACAGGTTACCAGGATGTAGCTGATCACCGACACGAACACAGGATGCACTACCACTCCGGGGTATTGCGTCACCCCCAGAATGGCCACACAGATAACACCGATTGACACGGCTGTTTTCTTGATTTTGCGCAGGAACCGGGGGGTCCTTGCCCTCCACCGCTCCCGGAACTCACGGATAAATTCTTTCATACTGGTTAGATTAAAATGGTCTGTACTTGCTTTCTCCCTTGTATTTCCGGAGTACCTGGCGGCGGTTCCGGTTTGAGTAGCTCACATGTATCCACTCGGGCTGCTCGTCCGTCCCATATTCCCAGATCAGCTGATCGAAAGGGGTGTGGTAGCGCAGAAACTCGAAGGCTCTTTTCATGTCCGAACAGGTGAAGTCACAGGCTTGACCGTAGCGGTGCTGTGAGGATGGAGCACCTCCTACGGCAGCGTTCAGTTCATAATTCCGGAACCCGGATGTGATCCGGATGGGCGTGTGCATGTAATTTGATAGCGGTTGCATCACATTCAGGCACAACCTCCGAAGGTTCTCAATATCCGAAGCGTCCGGCTCGTTCTTGATTTGCAGGATTTGCGCCCGGGTGGAATTGGTGAATTCCCAGAGCGAGAAATTATCGGTCAGTTTCATTTCCTTCTCCCTTTAAGGTCCGCAATATCCTTATCAATATTGGCATGTGCCATTTTACACTTGTCCTCCCGGGCAAGCATCCACTCCTCAATCTTTGCTAGGGAGATATTGAGCTTGTTGATGGCTGCCGTGTTTTCGGACAGCGACTTCCTGAGGATGTTAACCAGCCATGTAATCAGCACACCGCAGATTGCGAATAGCACACCTCCAGCGGAGAGGGTCAGGTCGAGCAATTGATCTTGTGTCATTGATAGAACATTAGTCGTTAATTATTAGAGACCAAACAACCGGTACAGCAGCGTACCCGCAAGGCTGCATGGGGTGAAAATCTTACCCTTGCATTCTCCATGCACGGCATGTGAGGCTTTACAGGACAGCCTCCCGTTGCCATCGTAGGCACATTCATAGCAGGGGTTTAGCTGCAGACCCTTGGCCCTGCGTACCCTGAGAACGACTCCTGCGTCCTCGAACTTTTCTCCAATTTTCCGTTCCATTTGCGTTTGTTTTAAGTGATTGATTGGGTGGTAATAAAATGCTCTGCATCCAGCCGGGAGGCAAACCAGTACCACCCGTGAACCGGGTAGTTATACTGTTCTCTCTGCTCCCGGAATATCTCAAAGTCGTGGGCACATACGAAATTGGGAGCATACATCAACTCTCCATTCTCATACTTGTAGAACCCGCTGGTATCCATCTCATCCATTGCTTATCCTATTATTGTCCAGCCCTTGGCTGTGATTATGCCCCGCTGCTCGGCAGTCAGAAACGGAGTCCCGGCACACTCACTGATATTGATCGTCTTCCCGGAAAGAGAGGGAAGATCCTCGAATAGACGCACCAAGGCATCAGCATTGAGTAAAGTGCGACTGATATTGACGGTTGAATTGACGCCAAACAAACTGCCCTGATTGGTTAATCGTATGCTCCTCAGAGCGCTTTTCATGTTGCCATCTGAGCTGTTGAATGCGATAGCCGATACCTTGTCGGTAATCACCACATCCTGCAGATTCCGTGTGTTCGAAAACGCATCGTTATAGCTAATCTGTGCATCAGCATGCGATATCCCTATGTTGTTAATCACCCTCAGACGATAGCAGTTCTGCACGAAATTGCGCATGTCGTTAAGCAGCGGGGCATTGCCTGGAAGCGTCAACTCCTCCAGAGAATGGCAATCAACAAAGGCCTGATTCATCGATGCCAGAGAACCCATAGATGCTGGTAGCTCCACTATCTTGATTGAGTGATTCGCCCTGTGTATCATGTTCAGTGTTGTCACTGATGGGAGCGATTCAGGGTACACCACTTCACGCAAGTTACACGCATAGAAAAACATCGAGTCTATGTTACTTAGTAGTGGCGCCTCTAATGGAAATACGAACCGGCGAAGGCTGATGCAGCTCTTACACGCCGATCCGGCACTGGTCAGATATGGAGTGCTCCCGATGAACTCCACGAACTCGAGCATAGCTCCAATAGCAAAATACTCGAATGCGTTATTGAACGTCTCAAGATATGGAGTATTGAGCGCCACGCCCAAAGCCGGGAAGACCGTGCCTGAGACCGAGACGCTGCTGTGTCGGTCATTGCGGAATCCTGTGATGTTGCCGATTGATGTTATCGTGCACACAAATGTTGTGTATCCACGACTACATGGAGCCCCGGCTCCCTTGACATACACGTGCTCAGCCCTGCTGCCTGAGTTGTGGGTCGTCGGTGTCGATCCATCTCCCCAGTCCACCTGATATTGACCCGTAGCCCAGACGGTGAAGCCAACACCCAGGGAGGTATAGTCGCAGAAAATGATCTTAATAGAGTTTGCGGCCACATTGGATATATCAGGCCAGTCAGCAGGAGACGTATAGCCTGGCTCTGGGGGATCAATTTCAGAGATGCGTGCTGCGTAGGACCCCAATGTGGCATCCTCTGCAACATCGACACCCTTTGCGATTATTGCGTCGCGGATCATTTCCTTGGAGGACAAGATGTCCGCGAGATCCGTCTGAGACTCCCCGCTAATCTGGTCTAGATACGACTGAAAAGCGATGGCCATCTGATCGATGCTGTACTCAAGCTCTGAGATCTGAGAGTTCAGCGACGCAACAGCAAGGTCATGGGTGGCGTTAAGATCAGCGACGGCCTGAGCATGCTCCGCGTTGAGCTGTGCTATGACACCCTCCAAGCCTGACACCTGTCCTTCTAGGGCCGCGATGGCTGCCTGATGAGACGCATTGAGGTCCGCCAGGACCTGATCATGTGCTTCGTTAAGCTGTGCGATGGCTGCCTGATGCGATGCTATGAGTGTTGTGATCTGCCCTTGCAGAGACGCTATCTGATCCAGATATGGCTGCAGTTCGATGCTCCCTGTTTCCTCCATCATGGCATAGAGTTCCTGATAGCGTTGCATAAGCGCCTGAAAGTCTGCACCACAGACGCTCATAGCATCCACAACCTGCGCAGAGTAGGGAGGATAATTCTCCACCGACACCGAAACCAGAAGTTCACTCATCGCGCCACGGCTTTTTCAATGATCCACTTTCCAACCTCAGAGACATACACATCAGATCCGTCCGTCAGCTTCAGCTGCCAGAGGTAGTTTCCGGCTTTACCCGTTGACTGTTCCGGAGACACCCGCACAAATATTTTCCCATCCAGAATGGTCAGCCCGGAGCCGACAGTGAGGGTGAACAGTGCCACATCCGACACCTTTGTCCTCACGTGCAGGGTTGGGGTAAGGGTAGCGAGGTCAACGGAGGATGGCAGCGTAATTACTGCCGTCCCCGTTGTGCCTTCAAAGAATTGTATCTGTGTCATCTTGTCCTATTTAGCTTGCCGTCATCCCGGTTGCGATCGGATATAAGAACACCTTGTCATCAGCATCCCGGTCCAGACCGTATATCTGTGCCTCGTTGACATACACCTCCAGTCCAATGCCCTTGATTTGCCAGTGAACGTACAGACTTGCGTGAGCTACTCCGGTGATGGTGGTATCGCTGGATGTGGTGACTGCTATCTTGATCTGATTCACTCCGGTGGGGAACAGGGCCAAAAGGGCCGCATATGTGAAAGTGCCGGAGGGGAACACGGTGTTGTTTTGCGCGGAGATGATCATGAAGGTGTTGGCCGGAGCAACAAGTGAGTCCAACTTGGCCTTGTCAGCGGCCGACATGAACCCAGCCGCGGATGTAGTGGCAACAGCATGTTGTGTGCCGCCACCGCGGGTGCCGTGCAGTGCGTCTGTCATCGCTGTCCATGCAGCGGTCCCCGCAGCACTATACTTGAGTATCTGGTTTGCTGCACCTCCTGAAGGGACGTGAATATTCCCATCCGTGGTCGGGTGAACATAATTGTTTGCTCCCGCTGCAATCCCATCCAACTTGGTCTTATCTGCTGCTGACAGAAATCCCGCAACCGAGGTAGTTGCAGCAGCGTGTGCCGCTCCACCTGCTCCGGCATGAGCGTTGTAGGAGGTCAGAAGAGCCGATATCTGTGCCTGCAGCTTGCCAAAAGCAGCCAGAATGGAGTCCGTGGCCGCAATAACCGCATTAGTGGCAGTAGAGAGGCCCGTCAGTACCGTAGCCCGCACACGGGCTTCAGTGAAATACTTGTTAGTGGCCCCTTCTGGAACGGCGTCTGTGGACCCGGGAGAACCACTGATTTCAATGTATGCAGATCCGCTCCACCTGTACACCTTGTTTGTGTCCTTGGCAACGTAGATCTTCCCGGTCTCTCCAGTTCCAGGGAATGCAGACTGGTTGTCTGCCTCAATCACATCATCGACATACGAAGGCAAATACCCGGCCGGAATCTTTGCATCTGCCCCCAAAGGAGGATAACCGTTCGCCACCCCTTTATTTGCGGCGTTTTCCGGCGTGAAACCCAAGGCGGCCTGTTTGGCGTTCCAGGTCGCTTTCTCCGTGTCCGTCACAAACCTGTTGCTTGCATCCTGGGTGATGACCGACGCCGGGTGATTTGCCGGGTGGGTGTAATTGTTTGCACCAGCGGCGATGCCGTTGAGCTTTGCCTTGTCAGCCGCCGACATCATACCAGCAGCACTGGTTGTCGCTTCCGGGTGGTCCGTTGTGGAGCTCTTGTGCGCCGCAAACGTGCCGCCATCCACCAATCCCTCACCAGGAATAGGTTCAGATGGGTTGGTAGAGTCGTCAACAAACACCTCTCCATTTTTCACATAGAGAGTGTAGAGCATCCCTCCTGCGAGGTCTTTTAGGATCGTTCCTAATGCATTTTTCCTTGCCATTGTTTTGATTTTTAGTTATTTGCTATCACGTTACTTGTTACATATATCTTGCTGTCAACACGGCTCACATGCATCTTAAGGGCTTCCCCAGCCGAAATGGTTAAACCCGCTCGAAGAGGATCGTCCACATACAACTCAGCGTGTGCTGACACTATCAGGTCTACATCTGCCTCTTCGTTGTTCACTATCATTAGCACCAACGATGCTGCTTCTTCGGAAGGGAACAGTACCTGAAAATCAACCAGGTCTATTCTGTGCCCCACAATCTGGCTTGTTGTTCTCGCAAGGGTTAATGTCCCTCCTGAAGAGCCGCCTCCACCCACTCTGCGCATTACCTCCTGATATATCCCTCCCAGAGACACCCTTCGCCACTGTTCTCCCCATGGGAGCATCACAGGAAACAGCAGGTCATCAATCGGGTCAGCCGGCAAAAAATCAATCAGACGGGGTGTCAAAAAAAAAAGAGTCCCCTCAGGATCCGTTATTTCCAGTAAGGCTCCCAGCTGCTCCGATCTTGCGATGCTGATATACTGTGACTGCCGCGCTATCTTATAGGAGAATGACGCCGATGTGAGTCCCTTTCGGGATGTCATCTTCGGTTTCCCATCCTGAAGAACTATCTGCTTGAGCATCCCATCTTTGACAACCCACCTCTGTGACGATCTCAAAAAATCTGGCAGCCAGAGTTGAGCGGCACGTGTCTCCAGGATTCCCGTGTTTTGTTCAAAGATCTCCTCCCGCTCCAGGTGATATTCAACGAGGGTGTCATCCTGGGAAGCCATGGAAGGTTTGTATTGCGTAGTTGTACTTGCCACCCCCTTGCATAATAGGGTGTCCAGTCCTCCTAGAGAATTTTCGAAGACAAATACGGTCACATCAGAAGGCATATGTTTAAAAACAAACCTCTGAACGTATGAGAGCACCTGCCCTGAGGAATCTTCCACCCACAGGTCATATGCTCCTGGTGATGTTGGGAAGAGATCAGAAATAATATCCAGCCGAACATTCAATGTAGTGACCTTCCCCTGCGATAATGTGGCAAGGTCTGCTTGCTGGGGTGCACCATCGGAGAAGTATCCACGCACCCGCACTTTCATGCCCTGCAGTGTGGCGAAATATGAGAGCCACAGCGGCATTGATTCGGTGATTTCCTGCGTCTGCGGTTGCCATGTAAGCCAGTTTGATGTCAGCCATTGTTCGGTGTCATCAATAGCGGCATCTATTCCGGCTTTGATGGCGGTGAAAGAGAATGTCGTAGCATCAACCTGGCAGGTAAAACTTCTGACGGAGCCCGATTGTTCGAAGATCGTGTTGCTCTCAGGGGGTATGGACACGTTGAGATTTTCCCGTATGATGTCGCGGATATCCACTTCCACTGTGTTGCTTGGGGAGGGCTGATACGTCTCATCCAACAACACTACCGAGCCCATCAGCAGACGGAATGCAACAGCTTCGGTCGAGGCTATCACAATCTTTTCTATGTTTCCAACCAATACGAGAGCTGGTGGCTGCTTCAAGATGACGGACATACTTATGTGTTTTAAACGAAAATAGATTTACAGCCTCAAAGGTGAAAGGACAACTATACGCTGAGAAGTTCCGCTTCTGCTAGTCCCATCCTGTCAGAATACAGGGACACCCTGAGGGTCTCGACAATCCACCTCTCGCCCAGAACATACACCTGATGTTTCATGTTCAGATCCCGGATGTCCTGAATGGTCAGACGGAAGGTTGCCTTGAGTCTTTTCTTGTCTTTCCGTACCCACCCTGCAAATCCCTTGTGAAATTTCTCATAGAGGCCGGAGGGTCCTGACCACTCCAGCGACAGCTCTCCCAGGGTGTTCCCATTGATGTCTTTGTTTGTGGCACTCACACAGGGATACACTCCCGGATTGTCACCACCACGGGACACCATGCCGCGGTAAAAGAGGATGGAGGGGGTGTATATCTTCTCCATCAGTGTTGATTCCGTGAACGGCACATACCACGTCCTGCGCTGCTCGTCCACCACCTTGGACCATGATGTGGGAGATAGATCCGTGCTTCCCTGATAGTGCGCCAGAGTCATGGGGAAAGGGCCTATGTCGCTTGTCATGTCCACCCCGTCCGGTGCCTCCTGGTTGCCATACAGCCCACTGGTGATGGTCTTGTATCTTCGGATGGTCGTGTTGACGGTCTGTCCCTGATCGTCCTGGTAGCTCAGATCATGCCGGTCTATCTGCATCAGCTGGCGGGTGTCCTTCACAAAAAACTGCCGGTCTTCCTCCTCCAGTTCTCCCTCTCCAAGTTCTGCAGTCTCCAGGTCAATCATGTGCTGTACCGTTCTGTCCTGCGCCATCTCGTCCGTCCCTTCTTCAGAGGAGTATCCGTACTTGTAGCCTTTGCCGGGGTCGGGCTCGACGGTATAGGCATCGGTCATTTTCTTGGACCAGTCCACAACTCCCACGCCGGCGATCACATCCTGATATGTGATGAACTCATACCCCTCCAGATTGCCGTATATGCCCATGCCAAATATCTGCAGCAGGTTTCTCATGAATTCCTTTGCCGGGTATGCTGGCAGGAAGCTATTGAGACGGAAGTAGTGGTTGTCCGAAGCTCCTGTGGTGTCAATAACCACATCGTGGTTGGCACTCAGTAGGCTGTTCTTGTGATATATCGTGGGCATCACCAGACGCGCCAGATCGCTCTGGGTGAATGCGTTGTTTGTCAGAGATCCGCCCATGATGGCATCCAAGACATATCCCACATAGGGCATCGGAAAACATCTGAAGTGAGAGCAATCGCGGGAACCCTGACTGACAAAATCCCCTTCCTGAAAAAAGTTTAGAAACGTCCCAAAGAAATTGTTACGCGACATCCCAACAGCGGATCCTTCCATGGTGGGGCTCTTCACCCTCAGGGGGGCAGCCACAAACTTCTCCTGGGGGTACTGCTTGGTTATGCTGTCCCGGATAAGGTTGATGTATGCGCTTCCGGCCACTGATTCATGCCAGGTCCTTGAGCGCAAGTCCCCGGCTCCCAGATTGTATTGGTGCATCTGTATGTCACAGAGGTTTGCTTCAGTCAGCACCGGATACGCAGATCCGAGGATGTGAACCTGATGAGTGCGCTCGGTGGATGCATCAATCTTGAGCAGTCCCATGGGGAGGGTTACCCCGTTGAACCGTATCAAAGCCTCCGGGGACGAGAAGATACCACCTCCTGCCACACGGTATGGTCTGCCCAGCAGAGTATCTACCTGTTCGGACCGTGCCAGGGTAAACGGATACGAGTAGGAGCCCGGGAGTGTTCGCGGATCCTTGATCATGTTGTTCCACTCCATGGTGATGGCTGTGCCTTTAGGAAGGGGAACGCTGATGCCGTTGATGAGTAATTCCAGCATGGTTACGATTTCTTAGGTGAGAATGCAGCTTCGTTCTTGATGGCATCCATCTTCTCCACCGTGGACATCACCTCCTGATAGAGGACGTATGCCCTGATGAGCGGAAGTTTCTCATTGAGGGTGGATATGGATCCTTCGAGCCGCCCCAGCACGACAGACAGGGCCAGAAGCTGTTCGTTGGCATCGTTGGCCTCTGCCTGCGTCACCATCCCTCCGGTGGCATATCCCCTCAGAGATGCATTGCGGTTCACCCTAAAAGACTCCAGCACCCGCACATGGTTTATGGCTTCCGGTTGGCGCATGACGTACTGGGGTACCACATATTCCCCCCTGTGGACGATTCCGGCAGGCTCGTACACCCCACCATGACCCGTGTAGCCACCGGAGGCGTAGGCAGCCCCGGGAGTAGACCGGCGAACATCCCCATCAGCGGAAGCATCGGAACCCGAAGAACCCGAGGATCCTGAGGAGGTGCTTGCTTCCGGAATCAACTGGTCGAACAATACGCTGACAGCAGCACCAGCCGCAGCCGCCACAGCCATATTTATAGGAAATGGAAGTTTTGTAATCACCTTCGCGATCTGTGCGGCGGTAGCCTCCATGAGGTAGTTCTTTATCTTGCTTCGTATGACATTGTACACAGCTTTTCCGGCATCCTTTATCGTCTTTGCCCCCTCTACGGCAGCAGCTCCTTCCTGGGCTGCGGTCTCGATAGCTACCTCCTTCTCCTCCTGCTTCATGTCCTTCCATGCCACAAAGCGTTTCTGGGCTTCCTTCTCGGCTTTCTTCTCCTCGGCTTCCTTCTTGTCCTGGGCTTTCTGTACTTTGTTGTTCTGGGCCTCAATAAGCCGTATCCGGGCGTCAGCGATGGCTTGCTCCAGGGCGATGGTGTCCTGCCCGTATTGCCGACGCATGGCCAGTTCTGCCTCCATGGCCGCCAGGGCATTGATTTGCTTGTCGATTTCGAACTGCTCTGCTATGGCCAGACGCCTATCCAGATACTCTTTTTCGGTGATCTCCTGGGCCTGCAGGGCGGCATCCAGTGCGGCATTGTCAGCGATATATTTCTCCTGAGCAGCCAGATCCTCCTCCTGTCGTGCCAGCTCGAACTCCTCAAGGAGAGACTTCCAGGCGTCCTGCTTCTGTTTCTTCTCGATGTCGGCGAGTTTCTTCAGGTGCTGCGAGGTCAGGATCTCATAGATTTCAAGCTGCTCTCGTGTCATCTGCTCTTTATTGAGCCCATATAGGCGGGCATCTTTGAGCCGCTTTTCGTAGTCCAGGTTCTCCAACTCTGTCTCGTTCATATTGGACTTGCGGATTTCCTCAATTGTCTGCTTGTATTTCTCCAGATCCTGTATTTGCTGTTCCGCGAGCTCTGCCTGGCGTGCTGCTTTTTTCCTGGCCTCCTCTTCCTCTTTGTCCATAGCGTCCAGACGTCCAGCGGTAGCGGTGATGATTCCCTGCAGTTTTGCCTTCTCTGCCTGTAGCTGTTCATCGGTGAGACCTATCTCAGCGAGGATCAGGTCTTCGATGCGATGCTTCTCCTGGTTGATCAGCCAGGCCTTTTTCCCATTGTGAATCTCCATCTGCATGATCTCTTTCACCCTGCGATGATATTCCGCTTTGTGTGCTGCCAGGAAAGCCACTTCCTTTTCTCGGAGGATATCATACTGCTGCTGCGCTTGTGTTTTAAGAGACTCCACCTGCTGGCGGTTTAGTGAATCCAGAGTCCTGACGGCTTCCTGCAGTTTACCGGTTTCTCCCATAACAGCCTTTGTTGCCTCTACCGCGTCTTTGAGTCGTTTCTGGTCTTCTGTCAGCTCCCTGGTGTGAACTCCCAGCTTTGAGAAATACACTATTGCCGCAGCAACAGCAGAGGCCAACAAAATAAACGGATGTGACTTAAGCGCATGCAGAGCAATAGAGAGACCTTTCACTACTTTGGTTCCAATCAGGGCAGCCGCGGTATGTGCCTTATGTGCTATGGTTGAGGCATTGATAGCGATGGTGTATGTGGCAAAAGCAGCTGCTGCTGCGAGGATGGTTTTCCCATGCTCACGCAGAAACTCTGGTAGCCCCGCCAATGCTTTTATCAGTGCCGTTGTAAGGTTCGTGGAGTGCAACAGTGCCGGAGACAGCCTCTCACCCAAAGACAGTGCCGCTTCCTTGAAAGCCTTGCGGGACTTGTCAAGACGGGCCTGGAGGTTGTCATTCTTGATGTTGTACTCATTGGTAAGGGAGGTTCCCTCGGCAAAGGCTTTGTTGGCCGTGGCCTGAGCCTGCGTTACCAGACTGATATTCGTGGCCATGGAGGAGAGCACCCCCACAGCCCGGGCACCATCGAGGCCCATGTCATTGAAGATGGGTATCAGGGCGTCAAAGCCTCCCTTGTGGTGCAAAGACTGCAGCACCTGAAGGATGGCGGCGTTGGCGTCTGTCTTCAATAGGTCCGTAAACTGTTTGACATCTTCCCCTGCTATCTTGGCAAACTTCGCAGGGTCTTCGAAGATCTTCATGATGAAGTTTTGCAGGGCCGTGGCGGACATCTCCACAGCCTGTCCTGACTGGTCCAGGGCAGAAGCATATCCCAGGATGTTCTGGACGTTGATGCCGGCTTGTGATGCCACACCGGAGAGACGTTTGGTGAATTCTACCAGGTAGGGTTCTGATGCCGATGATGTCTGCCCGATGGTGTTGATGGCAGAGCCCACAGCAAGCATGCGCTCTTTCAGGTCCATGTCGTTGAGCTCGCTGGTGGACTGCTTGAACACCTCGGTGATCTTCCCGATGTCTTTGATGGCATCCTCTCCCAGATCTTCACCCAGAGCCACACGGATCTGGTTGCCGGCTTCCACGAAGTCCAGGATGTTCTGCTTCCCTTCCACACCCAGCTTGCCGGCATCGGTGGCCAGTTTGTTCAGGTCTTCCCGGGCGGTGCGGGTGTCCCATTTCTTGAATTCTTCATTGAGGTCTACCACCTGCTCTCTGGTCATCCCTGTTGTCTTGCGCACATCGGCATAGACATCATCCATATGGGCGACATCTTCAGCAAGCTTGCGGAATGCCATGGACAGCCCGGTGATGGTGGCAATGGCAGATGCGGCCAGGGAGAAATACCGGTTGAATCCATCGGCCACTTTTCCGATTATGGACCGGTTGGCACCAAGAGAGGAATTCATCTCTGCCTGTGCCTGAGCCGACTCTTTTTGCACCCGGTGGAGCATCGCCAGCTTGTCCCGATACTCTTGTGTGCCACGTGCAGTGCTGTTGAGCTCTTTCTGTATCTGCTTCTGTGTCCGCACCAGTTCATCGCGGGTGGCACCAGAAAGGTTTCTCAGCACCCTCTCGGTGTCCTTCACCTGGGCGGCATATTTCTCCATGGCCACCTCGTTGCCTTCGATGGACTTCCTCAGGGTGTTGGCTTCTCTGGTAGTGCCTTTTCCGGAGGTCTCCAGTGCTGCCAGGCGAGCCCGTAGGTCATCGGTTGCAGCCGAGAGGCCCTGCATCTTACGTAGGGCATCGCTCTGGTCGATGTAGATTTTTACGCTGCGATTCAGATCGTTTCCCATGGTCTATTTGTCATTGATGAATATTCGGGTGGTGTCCAGGACGATTTTGGATGAGTATTCTGCGGCGATGTCTGCCAGCTCTTCTATATGCCAGGCCAGTACCGGGTTAAACCAGGGGCGGGCGCGGCGGCTGCCGGATCCCATCTTTCCCAGGGATGCGGGGTCGGTTTCTCTTGTCCTGCCGTAGCGGTCTGTCCACTTGCTGCCTTTCTCGCCTCCATAGCCGCGTCCGGCTCCATGGTGGGCATATACCCCCTCCCGACGCAGTGAGAAGCCCACAATGACAATCTCACCGCTTTTGTTGCGCGAAAAGCGAGGTTTGATGGAAGGGACTAGCAGCGAGGACTTGGTGAGCATGCCGCGTGCGCTGGAGCGCAGATCTCTGGTCACGGTTTTGCCCCATGCCCTAACTTTGGCATTGTACTGCTCGGCAGAGGCCCGGTCAACGAAGGCCCCGTCTTCCGTGGCACCGGTCATTGTTATCTGGTAGGGCAGGGACAGTTTCCCGGCAGTATAGCGGGAAACGGTTGAACGATATCTCTTTTCGTCCATCTGCTGTTGTAGAAGCTGTTTCCAGGCACCCATTATTTCCAGTCGTTGACGTTCTCAATCCACTCAAAGGGTGTCTGCAGGGAGAACCACACCAGTGTTCCGTGGAAGTTGTCACCTACAGGACCGTGGGCGGTAATGATTACACTACTACGGTTCAGGCTGCCATGAAAGGGATGCGTCCGCAGGGTGCTGTCGCGGAGCATTCTGGCCACTATCTTGTGGGCCACAGAGCGGCACAGCTTACGCTTTGCGAACAGATCTGCATCGTTGCCCTGCTCCACATGGTGCAAGACAATAAAGCCATATTCCGGGGCAGAGAGGATGTCGTCGGTATCCGGTTCTGAGAATGTTTCGTCCAGGTCGTCAATGGCGACCAGGACGGGAGCGTCAGAGGGAACGGAACTCAGGGAGGCGAACATCTCCTCCAGGTCTTCCGGTGTCGAGGAACGAAAGAACCTCCGGGTGGTGTTGGAGTGACCAATAGCCCGCAGCCTGGCGGCGATGTCCTCCATGTATGCAAAATGATCGTAGTCGGCCATGGCTTTTTCTGTTTATACACAAAAAAAGCCCGGAGGACCGGGCTACGAAAGGACAGCATTGGCGGGGCACCGGTTCCTATTGTTTCCTCATTTTTTCAATCTCTTCCGCCCTCTCCACATTTCCCTCAAAGGTGTACAGCACATCGTACAGCATTGCTTTTCGCACATTGTCTTTACGCGTCACATCACCCTCGGCGAGTATGTCCACCATCCGCATCTGGGCATCAAACATATTCCTGACCACCCCACTCTCGTCACGTTCGAATACCTTGGGGAACTTGCCGGCAATAAATCGCATGCACCCCAGGTAGTACCAGTACACAACGATGCGGGCCTGAATAGACTGGCTGGCGACATATCTTCCCACCTTCCTCATTTTTAGAGCGTCGAACTCGCCCAGGTGGTACATGGAGGCAATGAGCATATTCAGACTGTCCTCGGCAGAATCCGACTGTTCATTTACAGCCGCTGCATACGCAGCAGCGTATGTCTGCAGATAGATAAACTGTTCATACCTGAGATCTGTGAGGGCATCAGAAGGGCCTTTCAGACGAAAAATACCAAGATAAGACAGGGTTGGAAATGGATTCTTCACCAGTCCGGGGTCCAGCATCATTTTCTCTGCTTTCCCTTCGGATCCGTCTGTCTGGGTGGTAAACAGAAAGGCAAAACATCCGGCCATCATAGCCACATCCGGAGCGGTGACTGCGTAGGATTTCTTGCCGATCTTCATCAGATACTGTCCACGTTTCTTTTTCACATGAGCTCCGAGTGAGTGAAACAGCATCTTGACCTGTATCTCATTTGGATTAACCCCACGCAGGTACATGTCTGCGAGAAACAACAGGTCTTTTGTTGTCAGCTCGTCCCAGTTCTCCGGGACCAGGTACCGGGTGTCGTTGATGGTGATGCCTCTCATGCAACAAACATTTTCTTGTCTGCTGTGTTGTAGTCCAGCCGGCCCGAGGATGATTGTATTCCCAGATGAGCGGACTGGTCATTGAGATAGTTCTGCAGTTCAGACAGGTAGAACGAAGCGAATTCTGAGGCATTGCCCACTACGGAGAGGATCACCGGGGTGTACTGCCCCTCTGTGGATGCCTGAAATGGCATCGATGCGGTTTGGTTGGCAACAAAGAGCCGCACCAGACGGGCCGTCTCCCGGTACACCGGCACCCTCACGGCTGGGATGATAGTGCCACCAACAGTGATGTCCCTGTCTGTGGTCATAGCGTCAATCTCAGGAAGGGCAGCACGTAGAAGCGTGTCCAGCGTCCGGCCCAGGATCTTGGAGACAAAGCGGGCCTCGATGGCACTCATCACACAGCGCAGAGCTTCAAAGGTCAGGCGCGAATATCCGATGTTGACCTCACCACGGTCCTGGAAGTCTTCAGCGGAATTCAGGTAGTTGGAGCGTCGCAGGGAGTAGACGCGGGAAGATGTCCACTGCGGGAACTTCTCTTTGTTTCGTTCTAGATGCCGAATAAGAGCCTCCAGAGCATTCCATCCTCTGTCAAGCAGGCCGGCACGATATGCGGCAATCTTTGCATCGGAGGCCGGCACAAACTTATCGGCAATTTTGGTGACGGTGTGTCCGGTGTCCCCCACATTGATGCCCAGCTCTGGGGCTCCCAGCCACATCAGAAAAGGTCCCAGAGGCTTGCGAATCTCCGGGATCAGTGTGGCGAGCGCGGATTTCTGGGCTTCTGCCATTCCATCCGGTAACATCCCAGTGGCACACAGTTCCAGGTCAGAGATCAGAGCATCCCCCAGATAGGGACGCAGAAACCTCTCTATTGCAGGTTCCAGAAAAGGATGCCAGGAAGCCTCCGGGATGGAGGCAGCAACCTTGACGACGGCTCTGAGTTCCTCGGTGGTTGTTATCAGTTTGCTCATGTCTATACTTTTTGATTGCCGATTTGTTTTGTCTGTCCGGTGCCTTTGTCCAGGGTTTCGAGCATGATGTTGGGAATAACGAAATGCAGATCCGGATCCCACCGGTTCACTTTTTTTGCGATGTACAGGGGGAGGAGAATCTTTTCACGCACCGGCCGCATCATGGCCTGTTTGATGATGAACAGTTCCCGGGCTTCTGTCCCGTTGATGCTCTTGTTCTTCCCGGGGGATGCACCGATTAGCGAGGGGTGCACCCCCATAGCGTAGCAGGCCATATTGGTAGCCTCTTCATTGTCATCTATCCAGTCCCCGCCTTCCTTGGAATCGCCCTTGCTCAGGGGTGTTATCATGATGTCTTTTTCCTCAATCCCTTTCTGGATGTTGAATTTGAACGGAATCACAATTGTTTTTCCGGCATTCTTAGCTCCAGATAGAAAGTCCTCAAGCTGCTGCAGGAGCTCTTTCTGGCGTTCCTTCTGTTTCTCCGGATCAGTGATTTTCTCTTTTTCGAACATCTCCTTCCAATACCGGTCGCTGATGTAAACCATATAGGCGATGTGCAACTTGTTGGTCATAAGAGCCTTTTTTGCCTCCGGGATCATCCTCATGATGTCGTTCCAGCCGGAGTCGAAGATGCTCCACCAGAAGGAGCGGGGATAGTACACCCTTCCGGGGACAGGCATGCGGATGGGCAGCACATAGCGATAGAATCCGTCGTGCTGAGATTTTCCATTACTGCCGGGAGCCATTCCCAGGCGAACCAGGATGTCCTGCAGCGGTGCGGAATCATCCAGGAGGGCCGAAACGGACACATCCTCCGGTGATCCTTTGTGCCAGGAATAGGAGAACCCATGCCACTGGATGCGGCCATCTTTCATCTTCGACACCCGGGAATATGCCTGGTCCAGATACTGCATTCCTACCAGCTCTTTCTTCAGGCTGAAGTTCAGGGCCACATTGCCCTGGGAGAAAACCGCCAGGTCGTTGGCGGCCTCCTGAGCAATACCAGGATAATTCACCCGGTGAATGAAGTCCCACACTGCTGGCTGCTCCGATTCCAGCTGCTCCACAAATTTCACGGTGCCATCTTTATCTCGGACCTTTTTCATAAGCATGATGCCATCTCCGAAGGTCATGGAGGCATTGAAGTTGACATTCGATGATATCTGAACCGAAGGATATACCTGCTTGAGTATGTTGATGGGAAGGTCGTTAGACGGCCCCCAGCGCATGAACTCCACCTCCTTGGGAACGGGGTTGTTCTTTTCCTTTTTGGGTGTCATTTGCACCCCTGTCTCGTCTGAATCGATGGTGATATCGTCCGAACGAAACGTGGTGACAACCGCTCCTGAGTTGGGCAGGAAAGCAGAGTCGCCCACCATGATGATCTGTCTCCTTTTTGTCATATGATTACCTCCACCCCATTAAGTTCGATAATACGGATACGTCTAAGCTTGCGCACCTCATGATTGAGCGGATTCATCACGTTGACGGTGTTTCCTGCACAGTGAAATGATGTCACCGCCCAGCTGTCCAGGGTGATAATAGAACCATCACTTTTGACGTATCTCAAAGACACCGTTGCCCCGGGTTTCATCAGCAGGTGCAGGTACCTGCGATGGATTACTTTTGCAGCCATTGCGTCTGTTTTTGAGCAAAACAACAATACCACCGGGAGCCATCAAAGGACAGAGCAGATGGCGAGTCTTTGAAGCGCGGCAAACCCTCAGTGGGTGCACTTCAAATCCAACCATCCATAACACGGGAGAGACTACCAAGCCGAAGGGCACAAAAAAAACCGCTGCAGCGGCCTCCCAGTGTTATACCTTTTTCTGCGCACCCCCTCCCTGCCGGTGGCAGGTCATTTGGGGGTGGTGTTGCTTAAATCATTCCTTCATCGGCAAAGCTATAAAATGCCTTATCGGGGGTCATGATGATGTGGTCAAGGAGTTTTATGTCCATTGCTTCCCCTATCGTTTTAACCTTTTGTGTGATGGCTGTGTCCGATGGGCTAGGGGTGTTATTCCCGGATGGGTGGTTGTGTGTTAAAATTATTGCGCTTGCATTGGACAGGATGGCAGCCTGAAAAACCATTCTCACATCAAGGACGGTGGCCGAAACGCCCCCTTCGCTTGCCTTATAGTAAGCAAAACACTTGTTTGCCCTGTTTAGCATCAGGGCGTACATGGTCTCATGGTGTGCGATGGTTGCTGGGTCAAAAATTGAGGTTCCTATGTAGGCGGCTGCATCTTTTGAACTGCCTATCTGAACAAGGTTGTCAAGGGTGGGAATGTATGATAGCTTCACTTCTGCAACTACATTCGGGTTCTTAGTCCGTTCCGGCTTGCCGTATATCTCGACCGGTTCCAGCGCCACCATGTCCATTTTGTTTGCTTGCTCCGGGGTGTGTGTCTGTCCTTCATGGTACAGGTATGCAATAGGCCAAAGGGCGTGCCAATGGGCTGTATCTTCGCCCCTGTCAAGTAGTCGTTTTTGAATGGTTGCCTTTTCTGCTGCTCCCCAAATGGGGAATGCCTTTTCACCCTTGCGGATTCTGCGCCCCTGGCGGTTCCATTCTCCGATGGTCTTAAACTCTTTGGCTCCGGTCTGCTCCATGTAGATACTGACAATGGTCTGATTCAGGGTGAGGGTGCGGCGAACAAACCCTACCGGGCAATCCAAGCGTGACCAATCCCGGATGTCTTTGCGGGCTTGTTTGCTTGTTTCTACTAAGTTTTGGCGATGGTTGGCACGTGCTTCCTGTGCCGGGGAAAGTTGTTTTTTTGCAATGGTTTTCATACCTTTACACTGTTTTTAAGGGTTAAACTTTAAAAATCTGAAGGGTGGGTTAACGTTTCGAGGCGGTTACCTGCCCTTCTTTATTGTCATAAAGTTACAAAAAATCCCTCAAATAATATAATAAATAACCAACTAATTTACAGGATTTTACATATTTTTAACAAATGTAAATTACTGTCAATCAGTGATTTGTATTTATGATTTACAATAATACTCTAAATGTAATTATCTGAAAACCAAAAACTTGCGTTTGCAATAGCTCTCAAACAATTCTCACAGAAAAATTTACAGTAATCTGGAAATCAATAATAAAGGGGTTCACAAGGGGGATTTTCACCCTTGTTTTTCCCGTAAGGGCACGCTGCGCCCTCTGGGTGAATGTGCGGACGCAAGCCGGCCCGGTGCGTAATATGCTGCCCCCCCCTAAAAAAGCATCGCCCGCACAGGGGACCCCGGCGGGCGAAACCATTGAATAACATAGGAAGCTACCAGTCGGTGTTCTCAATTGTCTTTGATGTGTTTCCTTCCTTGATTGCCTTATCTATGGCATCAATGGTTGATAACGCCATCTTGTGTGACCTGTAGAACGCTTTCCCATACACAGTTTTATTTGCACCCTTGGGATTGACAGGAAATTCACCAACGACCTTAACCGTAGCGGTTGTAGTGTAGTCCGGGGTCTTCGTCCTCGTATCATACTCTGATAGGGTGAGCAAGATCCGCGCCCGGCCCTCTTTGACATCAACGCGAACAATATGCCATGTGCCAATGTATATCTGAGAGAAAAACAAATCTCCCATATGCACATCATCGAACAGTCCCTTCGCGAGCAATAGGCCAGCCTCTTTATCCTGATTCTGAATTACAGACTTACCGGATCCGTAGTTGTACACAAAGTAGTTTTGTGCCCTGGTAAATATCTCGTCTTTCTTAATCCCTGGAACTTCTACGATCCTCTGGTAGGTGAGATTCCCATTCTCATCAACGGCCCACTGCCCGCTGATTTCTTGCAGCATGCGAGTAGTTTCAACGCTTTGAGAGTAGGAGAATGTGGAGAGACAAAGTAATGCAATAAGAGATAGTATCCTTTTCATGATCGTTAGTGTTATGTGGCAAAGATATGAAAAAACAATAACGGCTCTTACTTGCCCAGGAACACAACCCCACCCCCATAATAAGACGTGCTAGAGTAGTAGAAGTTCACCCCGTACCATAGGGTGTCGAATGCGTCCGTAATGTGGGTCTTTAGTTCGTCTGGGTTATCCGGAGAGTCTGGCAGCTTCTCATCGCTCTTGTCTTTTTCGAATCCGTTCCGCCCCACCTTGATACCGGAGCGTTCCATGGCCAGCTTTAGGTACTCGTTGTTCATCAGGTTGAACAGCACAAACAAGTAATCCGGATTGGCCCCCTTGAGTGTGAGGTCTATCTGTTCATGCTTCCATTTGTGTTCCGGGGCCTGCCCCACATAGGTGAGTGTGGCGTTCCACCGGTTGGCTTTGAGTTTTCTGTCGATGACGTCAATGAGTGTGTCGTTGTCTTTTCCTGAGGTCTGCACGAACGTATGGTCATAGAACACCACTACCTCTTTGTTCGCCTTCCCAGCGTAGTAGTCGCAGAACTGCTGCACCAACTCGGGCATCTTGTTGGGGGTCTTGACGAACATTGAGTTAATCACCCGCAGCAGGTGGGCCTCTTCATCCACCTGGCCGATGACCAAGCTATTGATGGCAGCGTTGGAGTCAAAGGCCACATAAAGGGGCTTGCTCATGTCCAGATCGCCATCACGGAGGCATCCTGTAAGATTGTAGCTACCGGTATAGCGAGCCATGGCCGGAGTGTCTGCAGGGGTGTAGAAATGGATGTTCTCATCCAGTGCAGAGTAGAAGCCGTTCTCTATCTTGAACAGCCTCTCATTGAGGATAGATGTTCGAAACATCAGTGCCGGCAGATCCCGCTTCATCTGCCACACGAAGTCCATGCCCACGATCTCGATGTTGTCAAAGATGTCGAACTCGGCATAATAGACGGTGTATTCCCGGTTTTTGCCTCGCTGTATCTCTTTGGTGTCCTTCACCGGCTGGTAGCGGCGGGCTATGTCTAGATCCTCGCGGAGTTCGCGGATGCGTCGCCTGACGTGTTCGGTCTGCTCCGGTGTGTTCTCGTAGTCTTTGAGTAGCTTGTACACCACCCGGATGTAGTTGATGTGCTCGGGGATCATCTCCTCCCGGGTGTCCAGTATCCACTTTCCTTTCTTGGAGGTTGGCATGTCGGTGGTGAAGAGCGTGGAGTGATGCCACGGGCAGTCGTCGAACTCAGGATTCCCGCGGTTGGCCGGGTTTACCTCGCTCTTGATCTTCTCATAGTCCAGAAACTTCGCCTCCGGACCGATTACCCAGTCCAGGGACATGGAGTTGGCTGACATGCCGTGGTTGAAGGAGAGCACCACCAGGATGGTTCCGTTCCAGAAGTGCAGGCAGTTGCCCCATGCCTCCCGCAGTGGGGGACGGCGGGGAAGGCCGAAGCCAGCAGCCTGAGGGGCCTTGCGCCCCACGAAGTAGTGGATGTCCTGGACGTACCCCCACCGTGCCAGGGCAGTACATACTGCCGGCAGGGTGTTGCCCCAGGCTTTGGCGTATGTGGGGGATATCAGGGCTCCGATGCTGCCCGGCATGGCCCATACGTTGCGCAGGATAAAGCGGGCGTCAATGCCTTCCGACTTTCCGAAACCCCGCGAGCACACATAACGCTCCGAGTGTGCGCTGATGGCCATGGCCTGCCGCTGGGAGCGGTTGAAGAACTTAGGCTCCCTTTTCAGCGGGTTTATGGGCAGCGGCTCACTCATGTCTCACGCTGATGGGTTGGACGTCCTCAATCTTCCCTTTGAACAGGGAGCGCATCTTACGTCGATACTCCTCGATGTTTTCCACCGGCTGCACACCCTCCACCAGGGTGACGTCATCGGAGGGCTCGAAGGATGGCGGTGTCATACGTCCCCAGTCTACGGGTTCGCTCTCCTCTTTGTCCAGACGGGTGTACTTGCCGATGGTGTTTGCTGCCAGTGCCATGGATTTGGCGTCTCCTTTAGCCTCTGCTTTGACGTAAGCCTGGCGGGCCATCTCCACCACCATATAACGACACCATGCTTTGGACGCCTGCTGAACGTTACCCAGCAGCCGCTGCACATAGGCGATATCCCTGTATGCCTGTGGCTCGCTGACCGGCTCTGTGATGCCCCCGCATCCGGTGGTGAGAAACTTGACCATCTCCTTGGTCGGGGTGTGCGGGGCATCGTGCCACTTGGAGAAGGTGGCCATCCAGCGACGGCGGATGTCCTCCTCATGCAGGGATAATTCCTGAGAAGCTTCTGGGGCGTCTTTAAACAGCACCAGCGACAGTTTGTCGAAAAGGGAGTCCTCTGCTTTCATTCCATCTGTTCTTTGATATGACGTGCTGCCAGCTCCTCGGCCAGAGGTGATCCAGCCCGGGCCAGACGCACTATGTTGCTGTATAGCTCGTTTTTCGTTTTGAGGCGTCCTCTGTGGAAGGCCCCATATTCCGGTGATGTTTTCCACTGGAGGCATCTCTGGCAAAACAGGTCATAATAACAAGGGTCTATGTCAATGAGTATGGCTATGTCTGAGGGGGGCAGCAGAGAGGCCGCATATTGCTCCGTCTGCTGTATCTGGTCTTGTGTGAGTGTCATCGTCAAATATGGGTGTTGCGTCTTCCCAGGCAGCACAAAAACCCCTGAGAAAGGCATCATAGTGATCTTCCCTGCAGGAGAGGATGCCGCTCTCCCATCGGGCATTGGTATTGAGGTTTGCGCTTCCCACCAGAGATATCTTCCAGGAGTCGTTGGAGAGCAGAAGAATTTTAGCGTGGTTGGAGGTGATGCGCACCTGTGGTGTTATCCCACTAGCGAACATCAGCATGTCCATCTTATGCCGCCGCACCGTGTGGTCCATGAGCATCATCAGCTCCCGTATCTTCCCCGCCTCTGAGAGAAAGAACAACCTGCGCAGGCTGTCCTCGGAAACGGTGAACGATGCAAGGCGGATGTCTGCTGCACCGGTGGTATCCAAAAGAAAGGGCAATAACTCATGTATCGCCCATTCTCCTTTGTGAACAAAAGGGTACTCCCGTCCTGGATGAAGCGACGGGAATACCCTGGAAAAATCAGTCTGTGATGCCATAGGCTGCAAGCTTTTCCAGAACCTCCTTCAGTTTAGCCTGGTACTCCGCGACCCTGGCAGAAGCATTCTGCCGGGCCTTCTCGGATTTGTTGTCCTGTGCCGCCCGCTCCGAGCGGGTGATGTTCCAGCGCAGCTGTCCGGCGCGTTGCTTGAGCACCAGGATAGCAGCCTGCTCTGTGGTGAGTTCCTTGTCCGGGGCTTCACCCTTGGGCTGCGCTTCCACCTTGCTGCCATCGATGATGTCCCACAGGGATGCGCGTTCGTCTTCGAGGTCATCCAGTTCCTTAGCCAGGGATGCCCTGTCAGCATTCGAAATACTCGCGCTTTTCATCTTGGTGTGCAGGTTGGCCATAACGGGCACGATCTCCTTGATGCGCTCCAGGGCTGCCTTCTGTTTCTCAGAGAGCTTCGCCGGATCCACCTTCGTGGGATCCTGGGAGGACTCCACAGGGGTATCCTGGGCCTTGGGTGCGGGGCTTGCGGCGGCTTTCTTCTTGGACACGCCACTGCCTGCAGGTGCAGGCTCTGTCACCGGTTGGGCCTCCTCCACAGTGGCGTCATCGGCCACCCATTGTGATATCGATGAGAGTTTGTTGATGAGCATGGTGAAGTGGATGTCGCTCACCGGTGGGTTCTCGACACCCTCGAAGAAGGCCATGTACTTAGATGTAAGTTCCCGGGAGGCGGCAGAGCGGAACAGAGACACCCCCACGGCATAGCTGCGCTTCTGATCACGCAGCCAGCCGATGATTTGGGTCTTCAGGGAGCTCATGGCTTAGGGCGTTACCGGGTTGCGGATGGCGTCGATGTCGATGGGCGTTGCCATGTACTGCTTGGGCAGGAACGAGCCGTCCACCTCGTAGGTGAAAGCATATCCGCGGGCATCTGCTGCCTTGGCTCCGGAGTCGAAGGCCGGGGAGACCACTGCCGGCATACGGCGTGTGCCCACCACCAGCTGACGGCCGTCATGTTCCTGGAGTAGCAGCACACAGTCGGTGTTGCACAGCTGTGCTGCCAACCCGTCGGCATCCTGCTTGTCCTTGACGGAGAAGGAACCGGAAGGCTTAAAGCTTTTGGCTCCTGCCTCTCCCTGGTTGTCTGCCTTGTACTGGACGCTGCCCGCTTTGGCGTCGATGATGAAAGGGGTGAATCCTGCAGCAAACTCAAAGGTTCCTGTCAGTTCACACACTGCGGCCAGCGTTTCCGGGGATGCTGCGGGCTCGGGCTCGGCTACGATCTTCGCAACAGGGATCACCAGGATTTCGTTGCGGTATCCGCCCATGATTTTGGCCCCGATGGTTTTGTCGAGGACGTTGGAAAAAGAAAATTCTGCCATTTTGTATGATTTTTTCTGATTAGACAATCCTTCCTGCGATGGGGACCGGTGCACTCACCGGCCCCCTCTCACAGTCCAGAAAACTTATTCGGCTGTGCCGGTTTTCTTCACCCAGCTGCCGGCGGTCTTCACATACAGTTCGCCACCAGCGACGGCCAGCGATCCGTTGGGTGCTGCCGTTGCCTCGGTATCAGCAAGCAGGGCGGCTTCGTCAGCAAAAGGCCCGAAGGTCTCCACGTCTTCAGCGGCGGTCTTGTTCACCCACGATCCGGACACCTTGATGTACAGGTCACCAGCAGCGACGGCCACAGAGCCGTTGGCGGCTGCTGTTGCAGCGGCGTCAGCAAGCAGGGCGGCTTCGGTGGCGAAGGTGCCCACGTGTACCACTGCAGGAGCAGGGCTTTGGTTCACCCATTCACCAGAGGTCTTGATGTAGATCTTGTCCACCACTACGGCAACAGATCCATTTCCTGCGGCACTGGCTTTGGCGTCAGCCTCCAGAGCGGACTCGGTGGCAAACAGTCCGGCATGGATCACCGGTTGCACGTCGGCTTCCTCGGTGGTATAGTCACCAGAGAGGCTGATGGCGGTGTTGGTCTGCTCGTTGGTCAGGAACACGTTGGGGTTGACCCCTTTGATGCGGGTGCCGTAGGCAGCCTGGATGAAGAACTGGGCCAGATTGGGGTTCTCGAAGGGAGCCCTCACCTGACAGAACTGTGCTGCTGCGTCGGTGTTGATACCGAAGTCGAACAGGTCGCGGCCGCTGCGGGCGTTTTCGTACTCCCCGTTGATGGTCATACGGCCACCACTTCCCAGGGCGTAGTGGGTAGCATACTCCAGACGCTGCCACTGGCACAGGTCCTTGAGTTTGGCAAAAGTCTCCTCCCAGGTGGGGTCTTTGAAGTTCTTGACCTTGTTGGCGTAGGCTGCCGTGATATTGTTGATGGCTGTCTGCGAGAGACGCCATATAGCCCTTCCGGAGCGTAGCTTGGGAGAGGCGGCACGAAGCCATGCCAGAACCCGGGTAAATGCCAGGGTGTCGTTGGCATCCACAGGGGCGGATATCTCGCCACTGTTCACCAGGTTACCTTTGGCCACAGATACCTCTCCGGCAGCCGTGAGAGCATCCAGGTAGGCAAAGAACCCATCGAAGGAACCCAGCGGAGACTGGTCTGCTTCGTTGCGCTCGGCAAAGAACATAGCGTTGATAGTGTCCTCCCCGAAGGTGGATACCATGGCAAATACAACCTGGGCTTCCAGAGGGTGCTTGTTAGCCTTCAGGTCCACGGGCTCTCCAGCGTTGCTGAGTACCTTTTTGGCTTTTTCAAACTGGTAGGTGGTGATGTCTTCCACCAAGTTGGAATAAGCCATCGCGAGGTTTAGCGGGTATTCCTTGACCCGGGCCAGCTCGCGGATGCGCACCAGTTCGGTGCCCAGGATGTAGGGACGCATGATGTTGCCGCGGCGTTCCAGGACGCCGACTTTGTCGTTCTCCTTCAGGGAGATGACATTGATCTTAAGAGCACTGGCGGCATCCATGAGCTTCATGATGGGGATGCGGGCCAGCTCATTCTGATAGTTGACCGCTGCACGCTGCAGGGCTTCTACATTGATTGCTGTTTGAGGCATTTTGGTATGGTGTTAATGGTGAGTACTTGGATTATAACAGACCCTCTTTCTTGAGGTCTGCGCTCAGTCGGGCCATGTCATCACCGGCCTGGGCAAAGACCTTTTTGATGGGGTCCTGCTCGGCACTGGTGATCTCCGTTTCGGTCTCGGACTGCACCGGATCGGTGGCCGGTCCAGCTTCGAGGGCCGCGATCTGTGAGGCTTGTGAAGCGATTGTGGTGTCACGCTCTGCCACCTGGGCGGTGAGGGTTTCAATCTGCTGGCTCTGGGATGTGATGGTAGCATCACGCTCGCTCACCTGGGCGGCGAGTCCCGTGAGCTGTGCGTTGAGCGCGCTCACATCACCGGTGGCGTTGATAGCCTCCAGGATGGTTTCTGCAGTCACGGCAGCTGCAGCTTCTGCGTCCTCGCCAGCGACACCGCTAGCGACTTTATCCCAGGCTGCCGCTTTGGCTACCAGGGACTGATACTTGTCCTCATTGAGTACTTTCATCTGATTACGTATTAAAGGAATTAACAACATCTTCGAGGGTGCCTATCTCGTCTGCCAGGCCTATACTGATGGCTTCCTGGGCAAAGAACATTTTCCCAGTGCTCCACTCTTTCTCGTTCTTCGCCGCCAAATCTCCACGGTCGGTCCGGATGCTCTGCAAAAAATGATCATTATACCGGTTGACCAGTTTCTTGATTCCGGAGAAGTCCCCTTTGAGGGCATCGTAGTAGTCCTTGTTCTTGTCTTTGGAGGCATCGGCGTACACTTCTATCCACCGCACTCCCAGATCCTCCCAGTATTTTGTATCGTCAGCGATGGTCATATATGTTCCGATGCTGCCTAGTCGCGTGAGCTCACTGGAGGCGATAATGCGGTCACAGGCTGCGGCTATCATCATACCCGCCGAAGCACAGAAGTCGTCGGCAAAAGCGATCACCGGTTTGTTGCGCTCCCGTATCGCCTCGGCCATCAGGCGCGAGGCATGTCCTTCTCCGCCACCGGTCTCCAGGTGCAGGATCACACCAAGGATATTGTTGTTGGCATAACACCTGCGCAGCAGCGAGGACTTGGTGAGCATCCCCGAAGGTCCGCACCACTGGTCATGCTTTGTGATGGCACCCATGATACTGATGATGGCCACGGAACCTTCCGGAACATCATCGGGAGAGACGGCCTCTCCATAGTCAGAGACCTCATATGCCGTGGTGCCTTTGACGGCCACACGAACAAAGGCATCCTTTTTCTGTCCCTGGTCAGAGTGTGCCTCCATGCGCTCCCCTTTAATCCAGGAAGCGATCATGGGGTAGTACTGGCGGGCATACATCTGGTCTATGGCCCAGATGCCGCTAATGATGTTATGCAGATGGAGCATGGCGTCCCTGTTGGTTTACCCTGCAATAATACCATGCCCCCTTGTGGGTACAAAGGACTCAGGGGGTCACCAGCAGCAGCTGCGGATGCATCTGGGAGCCTGACACCGAGCAGGAATACCCGCTGAAAGAGGCCATCACCGAGGGCGTCACCAGGCTCTCGACGATGGTCAGCGGGCAGTGCGGTGTGCCTACGATGTAGATATCTTCGGATGCGGTCTCACACAGGAGCATCATATCCCGTCCGTACACTTCCAGAATCCCCAGACTCTGACCGGAGGTCTTGGGGCAGCGAAATGACCCGGACACATTGTATATCAGGCCGGCATCACTGTCTTTGCCGGTGATGGATATGTCTATATCCCGGGCGCGAAGTTCAATCCATGAGGCACCCTCTCGAAGGGTGAGGCTGCAGCGGGTACGTGTGCGGGTGAATGTGGAGAGATATTGTGAGGGGATCATCTTCAGGAGAGTGATGGAACCCAGAGGTGCGTTTTCGGTGCTCATGTGCTAAAATTTATGGGACGGTATCACGACTATATTTATTTCAAATCAGGCCAAAACATAATAAAATCATGGGACAATAAGGCGACTACATTTTACAAAATAAGAGGGCAAAATGTCCTGAGGCTCCCCAGGAACGATCTGTACTGCCCACTGCGGTACCAGCTTTTGCGCAGCATGTCATAAGAGATGGCATCATAGCCGATGCGGTACATTTCGCAGAACTCCTCGATTGCTTCCTTCTGGGAGATCTCCGGATTTGTCTGAACAGCTCCCTGCACAAAGTTGTGAAAACACTCCTTGAAGGCGTTGTGCAGGTGTTTCTCCACCCGGCGTTGTCCGGATTCATCCAGATAGCACCGGTACAGAGGGTTCATGTACACCTGCTGACGGCCATCCCCTTTGCGGGCGTATGTCTTGGATCCGGAGCAGTCCAGCAGCTTCACCCGGACGTACTCCTGCCGTTGGTCTTCGGGGATGATACGAAAATCCCCGGGTACGGTGATCAGGTTTGCTTTTACTATTAGCCAAAGGGTGTCATCCTTCTGAGGCACCAGGGTGTCGCTGCCGTTGGTACTCATGATGAACTCCCGAAGGATTCTGTTTACCCTTATGTCGACTGTTATGTCTGTCATGTGACAATGATATTGCGTAGTAAATGAAAAATAAAGGTCATTTCTTACTCTGTCCCCGGGCAATATTTTCCTGGTACACCAGCTGTGCATCCTCCGGGCTCAGGTGGTATTCCTCGGTGAGAATCCGGATGGCTTCCTCTTGGGTTTTCTGGGTGCAGATCATCCAGATCCACCAGCCACTCATTTGGGATACAATGTCAGGGGTCATGGCGCAAGGATTTTACAAATTCATCAAAGGGCACCAGGCACCGCAGGGTGGTGTACTGGTTGTTGAACTCGATGCGCTCGCGAATCTCCGGATGGTAGTCCATGAGGTATTTCACATGTGAGATGAAACGTTCCTTCCTCTGGGGATCCGTCTCCACGATCTTTTTGACTTCCCCGGGAGTCATAGCCATCAGATACCGGTAAATGGTAGTGAGATAGCGAGGGGATAAAACGGCTTTTTGTACTGCTGTATTTTCCATAAAAAATTGTTGGGAAAAAAGTTTGAACGAAAAACAGAAAAATTTTGACGGAATGACTGTAACCATCTGATTCTCTTTTTGTTTTGTCCGTCAAACCTGATTTTTGGGGTTTGACGGAATAGACGGATGCGCTTCGAAATTTGCTCGCAATAGCCAGATAATCAATCATTTGCATTCCGTCAAACTTCCATGCGTGAACGCCTGTTGGAAGAGGCCGTTCCGTCACATTTTTTCTACTTTGACGGAGTTTTGACGGAATTTTGACGGACTGGAACATTC